ATTGAGCGCAATTATTTACATTTTAAGAAGAAAGCATGGAATGAAGATAAGTGCTGGTTGGAATCGAAACGCAAGTGGTAATGACTACGAATACACGTTTGAAAGCTAGGCTTTATTTCCATTATTCTTTAAAAAACCTTATAATAGTTGTGTCGGTGTCGAGCCGACATAACTTACGCTTTCTAGTCCGTGTCTCTTTCTCGTAAGTGAGAGGCAGGGACTAGAGAGAAAACATAAATATGGAAAATTCAAAGCCGAACTTTTATGCGGTTATTCCTGCAGACGTTAGGTACTGTGAGAAAATCACGCCAAACGCAAAGCTTCTCTACGGAGAAATAACTGCGCTGTGTTCAAAAGAAGGGTATTGCTGGGCATCAAATCAATACTTCTCTGAACTTTACGGAGCACACAAGGACACTGTGAGTAACTGGGTTTCAAGTCTTAGGGAGAACGGATTTATCAGAATAGAAATTGTTGACCTCACAAGTCGCAAAATTTATGTTGTCGATAGGCAAAATTGCCTAGGGGGGTCGGCAAAAACACCGAGGGGGGATAGGCAAAAACACCGACATAGTAATACAGTTATTACTACATCTAAAAATAAGAAAGCTACCGCTTTCAGCCCTTATGGAAAGAAAGGAAGCATGGAGGCAGTCATTTTATCTGAGGAACAAAAGCGAATGATGGCTGATGAGCAAAAAGGTAAGCGCGCACATGCCATCATAGGGGCTTTCATTTCCTATAAAATGGATACCCTTAAAAACAATATCAGAACAAAGGGACAGCTTTATGAGTTCTGGCAGCGTCATATTAAGACCGCAAACAAGTTGAAGGTTTGGGATGACGACCAGCTTGAAAGAGCATTTGAGAAAGCCGATAAGGAGTACCAGAAAATCGAATGGTCACTCGAAGCATTATTAAAATATCTTACCAAATAGCTTATGGTTCGAGACAAATATAAAAAGAGGGACGATGATGATGAGGATGACTTTTATTACAAACCACTGAATACAAACCAGCTTCGGGAACTTCATCTTGAGGTCTTACAAGCAGGTGGACGTACAAAGTTTCTTCAAAAGCTTGGAATTGTCAGTATTGATGAGCATGGCATTATGTCTGTGAGAATGGTTCCAGGAATGAAGGGTACCGGGCTACGTGACGGGTGGGATATTCATTACCAAAGCGAGATACCGTATGAGACCTGGTCGCGAGTTATGAACGACCTTGAAAAATACGAGTATGGTCTTGAGCAACAAAAGATGCGGGAGAATCCACAATACCGCGAAGAAGTTATCGCTAGAACAAGAATTGCTTTATCAGAATTGTTAGGTAAGAAATTATCTGTGTAATCTAACCATAAAGAGCTATATGAAGAAAGTGATGGAATATTTTTTTACAGAACCATATTGGACTCCGTTTGGAATGCTAGGGTACATATGTTGGATGCTGTCATTCGATGAGAGAATGCCACTGATTGTGATAATCATATGCCAAATAATTGCTTTCCTGGCATTTCTCAATGCTGGAATTCAACCATTTAAAAGAAAAAAATAATCTAACCATACCACCGTTGTTTGATACCTCTTACTAAAGAATATGAAGTACCTTTCATTATTTACTGGCATTGGCGGATTTGAACTCGGTATCGGAAATGATAGTGAGTGTGTTGGGTATTCAGAAATCGACAAATACGCTATCCAAATCTACCAATCACATTTTCCAGACCACCACAATTATGGAGACATCACAAAAATCGAAGCTGACACCCTACCAGATTTTGACCTGCTCGTTGGGGGATTTCCTTGCCAAGCATTCTCTATTGCAGGAAAAAGAAAGGGATTCAATGACACTCGTGGAACTCTTTTCTTTGACATCGCAAGAATTATCAAGGCAAAGCAACCCAGACTGTTCGTTCTTGAAAACGTCAAAGGACTATTGTCTCATGACAACGGAAGCACTTTCCGAACCATCATCGCCACGCTTGATGACTTGGGGTATGACCTCCAATGGCAAGTGCTTAACAGCAAAGATTTCTGCGTCCCACAGAATAGGGAGCGAGTGTTCATTGTCGGAAATCTTAGAGGAACATCCCGACCAAAAGTATTTCCTATCACCAAAGACGATGGAGAGAATAAAGGACAGCCTACGTCTAACGCAATTACGGCAAACTACTGGAAAGGAATCGACAACCACGGTCAGCGTACTCACATCGGCACACTCCGGACACACAAGGACGGGGAAGGGTTCAGGGAAGTGAAGTCAGGTATATCACCGACGATTCCTGCACGAGCACGAGAGGACGGAAGCGGTCAGCCGGTAATCGTTGCGAGCAGGGGAAGGAACCCGTCGAATCCTTCAGACAGGACTACGGGAGCTCCTACAGAACAGAGGCTAGAGCCGAACGAGCAGGGGATTTCAAACACCCTAACAAGTGTTCAAAAGGACAATCTCGTCCTTGAGGATATGAGAATAAGAAGATTGACTCCGATTGAATGCGAACGCCTACAAGGGTTTCCTGACAAGTGGACCGAAGGAATAAGTGAAACACAGAGATACAAATGCCTCGGTAATGCAGTTACCGTTAATGTTGTGAGAGATATTATGAGCAGAATTAAAAATGAAAACGATTTATGAATAACGAGTTGAAAAACCTTGATTACTGTAACCAGGCATTGAAATTGAAGAAAGGTATCGAACTCAATTTTATTGTTCTCGGGGAGTTTCTTTTGAAAATACGTGATGAGAAGTTGTATGAGGGTCAATGGGACAGTTTTCTTGAATACCTTGAGGACATGAGCATGACTGAGGCAACGGCAACGAAGATAATCAACATATTCAAGACTTTCGTTTTGCAGTACAACGTACCTCGTGAAAAGCTGGTTGAAGCAGGAGGATGGACAAAGTTGTATGCCACACTGCCTTTGGTAAAATCAAAGAGTGACGCAAATTACTGGATTACACAAAGCGCACTGCTTTCGATAAGGGATTTATCAAAGGAAGTTAAAGAAAGAGAAACTGGTATTGAGATGAGAAAGTGCAAGCATAAAAACACTTACACAATCAAAATATGTCGAGATTGTGGAGATAGGCAACAAGTCCATGAAAATTGATTACTGCGAAACACATTTTAAGGTATCGTATTCTAAAAAGGATGCCCTAACAAAAAAGAACCAGCGCAGGAAAAATGGCGCAGTCCTTCGTATTTACCAATGCCCTGATTGTAATTACTGGCATCTCACCCATGTAAATATAAGAAAGAAAAGGAAACGGCTGAAAAACAAATGAAACTTCAATACCCCTTTTCAATAGAGACTCGTTGGTTGTTCTTTGATGTCAGGTACTCTTGCTTTAATTGTGGTAGAAATGACACCGAGCTTCATCATATTGCTGGACGCATAAGTAGCTCGCCAATAAACGCAATAGTGCTGTGCAAGGCATGCCATGAACGTGTTACACACAACCAAGAGGAAGAAGAGAGGTACTTTGCGATGACATTGCGGTATTTGGTAAAAATAGACTATCAGTTCACTTATTCAGACCTTGCATTTGTCAATTCGTATGAAAGGCTATATAATGTCGTACATGGGAAACAAAAGGGGGAGACCCTCAACAAAAACTAAAAAGATTATACGCTTCTCAAATAAGATGACGTTGGAATTTGTAAATGGCTTGAAGACAGATGACGTTGTTACTATTGACGGCATAGGAGATTTCTTTGTAAGAGAAATGAGACCGAGATACTATTTCAACCCAAGCACCGGGAATAAGAAACGAGTTCCAAAGAGGATAAAAGTCGTATTTGAAGCAAGTAATCAATTAAAAAACTTATGGAACAATTAACTTTCCACACGGAAAGTCGTGTAATCAACGACTTAATACCCTATGAGAAGAATCCTCGCAAGCTTGATGAGAAGCAATTTCGGCAACTTAAAGCTTCTCTTGAGAAGTTTAATCTTGCTGAGATTCCCGTTATTGACACAGATAATAAGATTGTGGCGGGTCATCAAAGGCTCATGGTCCTAAAGAGTATGGGACGCGGCAATGAGACTATTGATGTCAGAGTACCAAACAGAAAAATGACCGAGGAGGAGTTCAAAGAATATCTCGTGAGGTCAAACAAAAATACCGGCTCATGGGATTATGATTTGCTCGCCTCGGACTTTGAGGTTGAAGACCTTGTAATGTGGGGTTTCGATGACAAGGAGCTCGGGCTTGATGAACGAATCAACGACCTTGCCGACGGTGATTTAGACGAAGAAAAAGAACAGGCAGGGATAGGCAAGCAAAATGACTCAGAAATCATATGCCCGAACTGCCAGTACAAATTTGAGAAGTAACATATAAAACAGCATAAATGGAAACAAAAAAGGTTTTCTGCAAAAAGTGCATAAAAATGTGCGACCACACGATGCAACCAGTAATAGACAATGTGGTGCTGAAAGAAACAAAATATTCCGTGTATATCCAAAAATGCACAGAATGTAAGACAAGCACCAACATAGCTATTGAGCAGTAGCGTCAAAAAACCCTTATTTTAAGCCCTCATTATACTGGGGGCTTTCCTTTTTAATAATATGTGTTGTATTTGTTTATATGAGTTTGCATTATTTCCTACATACGATAAAATATATATGTCGATAAATTATAAGAATAATTTACAAACAAATGAAAAACTTTTTAGAGTACATCATTACAATCTTCCTAGTAGCACTTGCGGTAATCGTTTCTGTAAATCTTATGAAGCGAGCCGTTGACAAAAAGGAGATTGCAAATTGCGAACAGCATGTTAAAAAGGCACAAGAATATACTGAATACTTTATTACACAACCCGATAAAGAGGCATGTGACTATTATCATATTGACGTATCGAGCGTCAGAGTAATTGAAACGAAGTAAGTATGGAAACAATTGAACAGCTCAAAGCAGAAATTGAAATCCTCACCAACGAAAAGGGGCATCTTGAAACACGTATAGCCGACCTTGAAAAAGAAAATGAGGACTTAAATGACAAGAATAAAGACCTCGAAGACGATTTGGAAGGAGCCAGAAACGACAAGAAAGCTATTTACGATTTACTGATTGACCTTTGTGATGATGTCCTTCGTGACGCACAAGACAGAACAAGTGAAGCTAGAGAATCTGCAAAGGAATATGTCAAGTAACCATCCAGTAAAGCCGTCAGCATACTTTGAACTTCGTGATTATATAAAGCAAAAGAATAAATCTGACATTCTCAACAAGAAGCAGGTTGTTATGCTTGAACAAGCAATATTCAAAGACCTGATGGCATGCAATGGTAAGTGCAATAAATGTCCTCGTACTGAAAATCTGACTCTTGACCATATTATCCCAAGGCAAATACTAGAGCTGTTTGGAATAGACACATTGAGAGAAATACTTGAAAATAATTATCAGATTTTATGTAAGACGTGCAACACATTTAAGAGCAACCGACTCGACTTTTCTATACCACAGACAAAGCAGTTGTTGTACAAATTACTTGAACGAATATGAAAAATCCTTGCGGACATAGCCCTTGGTGCGAAGATGACCGATGTTGTTGCGACAAGTGGGAAGAAGAAACAAAAAAACACAAAAGTAAAAAGTATCTTGTTTGCCCTGGAATAGTCGTAAGTAAACATGACGGAGAGAGTCATCACATAACAGCAGCAGAGCTTATCAGACTTTATAGGGTTGACCCGAAGCTTTGTAAGATTGTTTTAAGGAGAGAAGATGTGTTTGGTATTGACTGGTCAGAGTACATTGTTCTTAGGCCTAGGACTGATGGAAACTATGAAACGCCAGAAAATTGATTTGTTTGAAGCCGTGCAGTTATTCCGTGCATACTCAATCGAACCTCAAGTATTTAACGGTTACCAGTTGAGGCTTTACGATATGGAGACGAGGCATATGTATGACTGGTATCATACGACAGGCTCTCTGGTCAGCTACGCAAAGTCAGGAGCCCATATGATACTAAAAAAGGAAGGCATCATAAGGGATTTTGAGGATGTTGCACAACTCATCAGAAACAGGGAAGACATGTTACAATAAAAAAGTCCGTTACTTGCAACGACGTTTCCGGAGCACAACCGGATATTATGATAAAGATTATTTATTTTACATTTCAAATTATAGGAATCGTCTCTCTTATCACCTCTCCGTTCCCTGGAATATTAAGCGAGCCGACAAGGGAAGAACAGTATCAATTCAAGCTCGACGCATGGATTCAAGACTTAATACTCCTCGAATCTCGTGGAGATGCCAGCTTAAAATATCTTGACTCAAACGGGAAGTACTCTTATTCATGTCTTCAGTTTCAAGAGGCAACTTTCAAATCTGAATCAAAAAGATACGGAATAACTGGCGACATCATGGACTGCGAGGTTCAAAAGAAAATCGCAAAAGCAATGATTCAGGATAACTGGAAAAACTGGAGGCACTGGTATACGTCCGTCAAAGTAAGAGGACTTGGGTACCCTCCACAAAAACCTGATGATAGTGCTATACTATAACCAGACGCTCCTTGCGGTTATCGTCAAGAGGATGCAAACCCTGTAAGGTTTCGTCCTCGCCCAAACAAAAAGCCCCCTCCTTTCGGTTGGGGTCTTTTTTATTTCCCTGCATTCGGCTGGTTGGTATCTCCTTTGTATCCAAAGAAGAATCCCATTACGAACGTCACAGCACTTCCAAAGAGGGTCAATATAATCTTTGCTGGCTCACTGAAGTTGTTTGTTACTACGCTGTATATAGTTGCGAACATTGCAGTTAGAACAAGCGCAACCATCAGGAGAAGCAGTACGACTTTTGTGGCTGATTTGAAGAGTTCAGTCATAAGTTATTCGTGTGCAAATTCTAATAATTTTGCCTGTGTCTTTGGTCCGACTATACCATCAGGCTTAAGTCCATATTTGGTTTGGAAATCTCGCACTGCTCGAAGTGTGATAGGTCCGAATATCCCGTCAGATGCGACTTTCAGCATCTTTTGCAACTTCACAACATCAGCACCTTTATTCCGAAACCGGAGAGTCCTATCGAAAAGCTGTGTCTCTCCCCATATGTTATATATCATGGTCCAGATATTGAATATCGCATCAGGTGTATTGAAATAGTCCTCAGCAATATATTGCCAACCGTTCTCCCCCGTTTCTGTTCCCCATGAGTTGATGAAACCGATATATTTCTTGCCATCGATAAGCTTTGCCTTACCTGCATAAATCCAGTGTCGCCACACATCGCTTGAGGTTGGCGGTTTAGGAAACTTGGTGCGCCATGTCCCATTATTCTGCCCAGCAATGCCTATAATAACGCCCTTGGTATCCCTTATTGCCTGGGCAACAGATTCGATGTTTATTGCAACTTCCGCATATGCAAACGCCTTGTCCTTGGAAGCATTGCTCTTAGACTCTTCCGTAATATCGCTCCTACGCTGCATAAAAGCCTCTGTGGGCGGTCTTCCATCCTCATATGATGAAACGTCCATCTCGTCTCCAAACCCCTGTTTAATGGCAATATTACAGAGGTCACGACCCCAAGAACCGGCAGGTGGCACGAATACCTGTGCATAGGGGTACTTTGCCGATTTCCTCTTAAATACTTTATTTACGAGTGCAGATATAGCCTCACCCTTCTTGCTCTGGGCTTGTCCACCGCACGAGCCCGACCCGTTCTGGTCATTTACAGGAAGCTTAAATGACGTGTCATTAAGTGCTTTCTGTAATTCTTCCTCGATGTCATATCCTTTACCCCAATCAAAAGGCTCTCCTGCCATTCCTATTTCATGTCCCCAGTGCAGGTCTCTCGAATCTGGCTTATCAGGTAAGGCACCTGTTCCTCGATTTGTTTCTGTGAGTGTGTTCATAGTTATTTCATAATCAAAGCTAATAATCCGGCAACAACAGCGCCAATCACAATCCAGTTTAGACGGGAAAGAGTTTTTTGTATAGGGTCAAAAATCTCTTTGTCCACCTTGTCTTTTTCTATTTTTGCAATCCTGTCGTTTATGGCAATCTCAAGCTTCTCTGCTTCTTTCTTTATTTCAGATATTCGTTCCTTAAATTCTTCTTTATGGACGTAATTTGCCATGAATACGTCAATCTTGGTATTGAGGTCGCGAAAGCCATCCTCGACTTTCTTTTCGAGCTTTTCAATATCCTCTTTAAGAAAGTCAACGATGTTATCTCCCGCCATAAAGAATTTGATTATTTAATCCATTCAGTAATAACCACGCAACCATTCGCCCCATCAAAACCTGACAATGTGCATCCAACACCGACAGCTATTCTTTCTGTAGAGCCGAGGCTTGCTGCAGAAATGAGCTTGCGCGTATATCCGCCTCCACCGCCTCCACCAGTAGCATTGTTTCCTCCTACTGTTCCGTCACTTCCTGCGCCACCACCACCGTACTGCTTTCCGTTATCTGGTCCGATTCCTCCGAAATACGAATTTCCGCCAATTCCGCCAGGGTAGTTTCCTGATGCTGGGACTGGTGGCTGTTTTCCTCCGTCACCACCTGCTATATTCAAATCTCCACCAACACCAATGCCACCAACCCCTCCAGGTGTGGCTCCTGAAATAGCTTGTAATCCAGGCTCTCCTCCTGTCGCATGGCAGTGAGAACCAAAATAAGAAGAACCACCACGCCCACCCTGTGCAGCATTACTACCACCGCTTGCTCCACCACCAACCAGCTCAACCATGATTTTTACGAGACCTGCTGGCTTTGTCCAAGTCTGATTTGTTCTGTTGAAATACCCTCCGGTTCCAATAGTCTTATTTGATTGTGCAACACCTGATGCGTTGGTGACTTCAAAATAGTTTGTTCCTGAACCAGTAACGACAAAAGTGCCATTGTTGGCATCGTTAAAGTTTGGAGATAAAATCTGAACAATAGTACCAACAGGCATGCTGGCTGCACTGATTCCTGGGTCGGTTCCGTTTCCGTCATAGGTATATCTAAATGTCGTACCGGCAGGGTTTGTAATATCAAATTGAGTCGTATTATCGCCAGAGTTTGCTGTTGCCGTATATGTTGTAACGCTAGAAGGAGCCGCAGGAATCAAATTAAAATTTGCGTTCAAATCATCTGCTGTTACTTTTTCTCCTGCTACCCAGATTTTTATTGTCATAGTGTTATGAAATGGTTAGAGTCCAATCGACTGTGAGGCTCTCGCTCGTTGACTTTGCTACGTTAATCGCAACCCGTGAAACAAGGACACCTGAGTTTGCCGATGCTGTTGCGTTAGAGAACAAGCCTATTTCTCTGAACGTGCCTGATACCTCCAAATCACTAAAGAATCCGGTAATATATCCCACGTTATTATCCTGCGTCTTGCTGGCAATGATATTTCTGTATGTCTCTGTTTGGAGCTGGGTATTTCCAGCAGCAGGGGCATTCGTTCCAGTTCCGAGGGCAACATAGTTTATTGACATGCTATTTGTCGGCACGTCCTCAATCAAATTATTCATAATCATGCTTTTCATCACAAGCGGGTTGAGGTTGTTGTATTCGTAAACACGTTTAACCTCTCCTGTTGCAATGTCACGCACAGTTATTTTTAATTTTCCTGATACCTTTACGGATTCTTTTATGTGTTGTTTCGACATAAAAATATTGTAGCACGTCTTAATGCAATGGAGAATAATTGAGTCTGAATATGCGCTTTACTCCCTGTGGATTGAACGTATGGCCTGTAAAGGTACCCAGTGAAAACTCGACACCATAATTTACCGCATGCGCTGTCACTGTTTCAGCAACGGCAACAGATTCTTCAAACGATTCAACGAGGTCGATGACTTCACCCTGCTTGATTTCCACGTTCTTCGTAGTAGCGAAAAGCAGTCCACGAAGCACGTCAATCAGGTCGAATGTCTTTGTGGTAATGAGAGATACGTTATATTTGAAGGTATCTTTTGAGTGCTGGGTAATCGTAACTTGGTTGATGATATAGTCTTCAGAGATACCCCTGCTTGTTGAATTTATTGTGATTCGCTGTCCAGCCTTTAGACCAGAATTGAACGTCATAAATTCTCCTTCTGTAAGAGTTTCGGCATACGTCAATATTTCAGCGCGTGCACGTTGGCGCGCCCCTTCTTTTGAATTGATACTTTTGTCTACGATAAGATGTTCATACACGCCATCTCCTCCTTCGGTGGCAGACATCGTCGAGATGTCAGTTGCAGAGCGAACCTTTACGATAACTGGAAGGTTTGGCTTTCCTCCGAAGATGATGTTTGAGCCAGAACTCGGCTTGTCTTCTTCTTTAAATTTCAAAATCTTTTCATCGAAGTTATAGAGCGCGTCATAGTCGTCTGGCAAATCTTGGTAATCCCTTCCAATATTCAACGGGTCGCCTGTAAGGGTTGCAAAGAAGTCGCTGAACTTATAGGGCATAGGGAACACGAAATCTGTACCGTTTGCTTCAAGTTCCCCGGTAAATGTATCTCCGAGATATTCGCCACCTCTCACGATGATGGAGTTTCTGATTTGGCTGTTATCTGTTCGTATCACTAGCGAATCGTACACATAGCTTCCGTCTCCGTCATTTACATCAAATGGTGCAAGTTGCGATTCTTTCGCGAAGAAGTGGAGGTCTTTATTGTAATCTACATACCAGTCGTAATTGATGAGATTCGCAAGCTCCTCAAGACATCGAGCTACTGGCTTATAGTTGAACGCAATGTATCCGATTTCAACGTCCGCATCCACGTTTGCAATGGTGAATCCAGCAGGAAAATACCGGCTTTGCATGTCGGCAATAATTTCGTTTACTGTCATATTTTCATAGCTATCCGGTACAAGCCTCCTGTCGAGAAGTCTCGTGTAATCCTGGCACTGTACCTGGTGTGTGACGTAGCCGTATCCTGTCGGTGAAGAAGTTATGAGTGTGATAACGCCTGCAAATATTCTCGTACCATTATCAATCACAATAACTTCTTGCCCCAGGCTCGGCTTATAGGTATCACCTGAATGAGTTGCAACAATAAAATTGCACACGTCACGGCGGTTGGTCATGATATTGTCTATCTTCAAACTGCCTTCGAGTATTTTATTTTTGCGCTCAACGCCGTTTATAGTGAATGAAATTGACATATGTTTCTATACGCGCAAATCTCGTCTCAACAAGTTCGACAACTCGAAGCTCAAACGCTGCACCATTCCACTATCGAGCAGTGTTGGATTTTGAATGACGATATTGATTCCGCCACCGATTCCCATATTCGGGGATTTGTGTGTGGGCAAAATTGTTTCTCCTCCGTGGACCATAGCAAGCTGCGGTGCTCCAACGGGACCGGGCACGATTCCTCCGGTATCGAATCCAAGAAGGTTGCCGACGAATGCACCGGCTTTTTTTATTCCACCTCCTACTGCTCCACCGATTGACTGTATTTTAGCAATAATATTATTGATGAGGTCAATAACTGGTTGAAGTATGGCCTTGATTCCGTCAATGGCAGACTGAAATACGCTCTTAATATCATCCCAAAGCTTTTTGAAAAAGTCAGTAATGCCTTGCCAGTTATCCTTAATGAGCTTGATGAATCCAATGAGAAGCGTGATAGGCGCAAATATTGCCTTCACTGCGTCCTGAATGAAAACAGGCATGCTGTTCCATACTTCCATTGCCTTATCTTTTACAAGCTGCCAGTGGTTTATGAGGAAGACGATACCTGCCACAAGCGCTGCAATAGCAGCAACAACAAGAGTGATAGGTGATGTGAGTATCGTAAACGCGGTTATGATTGCTGGCATAACTGCACCAAGGACTCCAATGACCGCAACGAGCGCAGTTAATCCTCCAACAATCATGATTATCTTTGCAAGGAGTTCAGGGTTATTTTGAGCCCATTCAGAAAACTTCTCAATGAGCGGAGATATTGCAGTAAGTATCTTTTCAAATGCAGGAGCCAGTGCTCCACCGATTGATTCTTTCAGGTTGTCCATCTGAACCTTTATTCTCTCCATAGCTCCTGCAGCAGTTCCGGCAAAAGTTTCTGCTGAACCTGATACCTGTCGATGGATTGCATCGAGATTCTTTTCTGCACTTGCCGTCTCATCTACTGCGAGACCGAGCATCTTCAGTTCTTTTGTCGCGCCAGAGTGGACCATTACGAGCTTTTGGGTCGCTTCTTCAAGAGAGATTCCCTTGAATCGTGCCAAATCCTGAGCGATAGAAAGCTCCTTGTTTGCCTTGGTGACATCCTTTGTAATTGCAAAGAGCTTCGCAAATGAGCGTGCTGCTGTCTCATCGTCAAATCCAAGTTTCACCGCAGCATTTCCAGCTTCGATAGCCGCATTCGCAACATTTGCAAAAGCGCTTTCACCATCCTTCAAGCTTTTGTTGAGGCTCGCAAGTGAAGTCTTTGACATTGTATCAAGCGTATTCTGCAAAGACTGGTTTGTGATTTCTGTCTGTGCTTGTGCGTCTGCGAACGACTTAAATGAAGAAACGGCAATAGCCGAGATAGCAGTAAATGCAACAGCACCAACGGCAGCCATTTTCTGAAAGGCAGGCTGCATGCGGTCAACACTGCTCTTGAAGTTCTCCATGCCCCTTTGAGCACTTGTAAGAGCGCCCGTAGTCCGGTTTTGAGCGTCAATGATAATGTTGATATTTTTATCTGTTGCCATATTTAGATTCTAGGCGGCGTGCTTCCTTTTCACGCTCTTTATTTTCCCTATGTAAAAATTGTACCACATGTTCAATAAACCAAATAGGCTGGGACATATAGGTATAATAATCCCAGCCAAATTCTCGGCACACGTAAATAACGTCAGTATTCAACTTTATTTTTTTTTACGAAGCTCTGCAATCTTCTCGTGTACGAAATCAGTGTCGCTTTCGTGGAGTCCAAGTACAAGGTCAACAACCTTTTCAGTATTCCCGTCAACAGAGACAACAAACTTCTCGATGGTTCTTCGGTTCATGACTGCTACCTTCTTCATATCAATCTTGCTGAGTTCTGCACCTTTACTCTCCATGTTTGGAGATACCCCCAAAGATTCCATAAGCGGCTCGTTGATGTATTCAGCTTCGGCTCCGGTAATCCAAGGCTTGAGCTCAATCTTATTCTTTCCGAATGGTGTCTCAACTGTAATGAGGTTTGACATAGGGTTTAATAGCTTGCAACGCCATTGACGAGCGTACAAGAGTCGATAGTGTTTCCGTTGGTAATGTCGTAGAGCGCTGTAAACGTAATCTTCTGCGATGCAATTTCATCGTTCGGATATGCAGGCTCCCAGGCATCGAAATCAACTCGTGAGAAGTCGAATTTGAGGCTCGGATTTGTAGAACCAGGTGAAATGGTATCACGTGCGTTGGTAAGCTGGATACGCAAAGCTCGGTATGAACCATTCATCATCAAGTCTCGATATGAGCGGTCTTCGTAGTCGAGTTCAATCTCGCCTGAAATACGCATCGCTTGGTTTTGGATGTCTTCAGGTTCAACAGTTCCGAGGTTATGGTCAAGGCGTGTATTCTTCTCGAAATTGAGCTTGAGAGATTTAACTGAAATTGCGTTTGCAGCATTGAGTCCTGAAGTGAGTGATGCAATCTTGAGAATCAAGTCACGTCCAACGAACTTTGACTGTGCGGTATACGTTGCAGTCTGTGATGTTCCAACACCTCGTTTAGACATTACGTTCATCGTAAACTTCACCACTTCTTCTGGTTCAACAGAAATTTCAAGCGAGTTAATCATCGCAAGCCTGAACATGTACTCAGCAATGTTCCCGTCTTCAACAGAGATTGCAAGTGACGGATGCTGGTTTGTATTATCAATAGAAAACGTATGTGTGTACGCGCTGTCAGTTGGTCCCGATGTTGAAACAGAACCCAAGAGAGCCTTCAAGATTACACCGAAAGAGTTGCTGAAGATTTCAGCCTCGATGTCACCTTCAGCCCAAGCCTTAGCGACGATTGCCTGATTTCCGTCCATATTCAAATTCCCATATGAAGATTTGTTGCGAGCCTTCACAACTTTGTCATCCATGCTGAAATCAGTTTTTGGAAGCCAATAAGTCGGAGATGCACCTGCACCTCGTGCTGATTCAAGAGCGATACCCACGTTTTTAAGTCGTCCTACTATTTTTGCCATATGTTTATTGTATTACGAGATTGCGGTTACGTCTACATGGAAATCCACAGTTAAGGCGATTTCAGCGACACGCATCTCTAATTCTCTCCCGGCGTAGCCCCACTGACTAGGTGCGGCCCTCATAAAGAGGAATGTATAGCCGGTTTGAGTTTCTAAACCTGATAATCTGTGGTTTTTGTCAAGGTCATCCAGTACAGTATCAACCAATTCCCTGATTGCTTTTTCTGTCGTTTCCTCGTTCTGCTCGGTTGACCCACGCCGAACGTAAACACGAATCATGAAAGCATATCTTCTATGGTTCTCGGTTGTGGAATGGTAATCATTCGCATTTCCCGATGGGGTTATGGTAACAGATGGACTGCCGGTAATATTTGATGCTTCATAATCAAATACCTCCTGGATGAGAGTATTCGCTTCGAGCAAGTTCTTAAAATAAGTTGATATTTTTTCAAGCATATTACTTTATGGCTTTGTCCAAGGCATCGTCGAAGAAGTCTTGTACTTCCGACTCTGCTTGTTCTGCTGCCTTCGCCGCAAAAGGGTTGGCTCTGATAAACCTTGTCCCTTCGTGTACAAATATAGCATAGAACACATGTGGAGAAATAGTGGCACGGGTGGGGTATATGGTTGGTGTGAGTTCAGTGAATATGGAACTACGCAAACGTCCAGTATCAACAGGGGCATTCGTCTTCATGTAACGCTCAACGGTAAACGCTGATTTCGCAAGAGCTTCACCGATTGCATTCCTCACATTATCAGGAAGACGCTCAACAAATTTGAGCGTTTCTTTTGCGTCAACAGAAATATTTATCTCAATGCTCATGCTAGTTTACTTCAATTATGATGACCTCCTTGTAGTCCGTCGAGCCGGATGTCCTGCGTGTAACGCCACCATTCACGACCTTATATTTCTGGCCTGTCTCTACGTCACGCAGTTGGTCGTTCTCTCCAATATCAACTCCGTGGTCCAAGAAGATTCGGTACGTTTTACCCATGACTCCATTATAGAGGTTCGTTTTTTCTGCGCTCAAAGGTTGCAATGCTCCAAGGCATGTCGTGACTGTTGCATATGCCTGCTTATACCCGGACACAGTAACGAGTTCCGTGATGACAAGCTGATTCGTTGAAAGATGTGCGAGCTGTTTAATCATAATATTTAAATGCTGATGTCTCGGTACATATCGAGCGTCTGGAATACACCGAGCGCTTCTGCAGCTTCATCAATGGACTCGAAGGACACATTTGCATCTCCTAGTTGCGTGCTGGACAATTTTCCTCCATCTATTCCTTTTGCAAGGATGAATCCCATCAGTTTTGTCGCTACGAGCTTAATATCATCAGGGACAGTGGTTGCAAATCCGAATGTTGCCGTGACTTTCAATCGTCTCTTTCCACGTGGAAACTTGCTTGATGTCAAGACAATCCTATTTTTCTCAGTAGTATTCAAAGGGTATGCAACAAAGTCATTTCCGGCACCTTCTGTCAGAGTATCGAAATTACTGCCATCAGCATTGAGAATTTCAACAGTAGGGGTGCCAACAAAAGAATCAATAAATAATTCATCACAGCCGTCAGTATCATAATATCTTGTTTGGCTTGAAGCCTCGAAGGTCTTGCCGGTATATCGGTCAATCCATGCTTTTACCGAGGCAATCCAACTCGTTATTTGTGAATCGAAAGAGCTGTTGATGTCAACAGTAAGATACTTCTGAATTGTGTCCTTGTCGGTGTACGCCATAAGTTATTTGAGCTTCTTCTTATAAATGTTTGCGGTATTCTCATATCCGTCAATCTTCCTTGACATGATACCTGACGTATCGTCATATGAATCAAGCTTTTTCCCGAAGATTCCGCTTGTATTATTGTATATCAAACCACCGGCAGGACAAAGCGTTCCATACCTTGAGATACCAAAGCGTCCTATACCGTATTTTGCGTCATAACAAGCCATGCAGAAATAATACCACTAAATCAGCATAAAAATCTCAAAGTTCCCTGTATTCTCAGGTATTGATGGTGCATATTGTAGTCCATCGTACCAATGCAGGAAGTCACTTACCGTATTCCCGTATTTCTTAAGTTGTCTTCCAGGCATTCCGTCATACCAGGGTTGCATATCTCCAATATCTCCATTAAAAAATATAGTCATAATTATGAAGCTCGTACAGTCTGAACATTCATCCATCCTGTCGTGCCGTCGCAGTCGATATTAAACTCAAGCGCAGTGTCGTCCGTCACTGCAGGAGTAGTATACGTCAAAGTCTCCCAAGCTCCGTCCGATGCCGATGTCGCAGTTGCAGCAACTATTTCTGCATTAAATGATGAGCCAGCTGCTGGATTTGACCTCACCAAAAGACGTGGCTGGTTTCCGTTGTAAGCTGCACCATCACCAACAACAGACTTCCTCACTTTTACCGTTATCGTTGCTGTCTCACCCGAGCGCACATTGATTATCGTAAGAGGATGCGTGAGCTTGAGTGTTGCACTGCTTGGCGTAAGACGTAGCGAACGTACCGTACCTGAATTGATAATAGTCGTATCACTATCGCTTCTTCCTGAACGCCAATAAGAACGATGGAGTCCTGCAGTACCACCGCTTCTTTGTATACGGACCGATGTCATTGCTCCCATGTTTGACGGAGTTGATACCTGTGTCGATGATGCAAGTGTTGAATTTCTGAATATAAACTCTCCGAGAATAGTGTTGCAAGCGAAGTCTGACGTTGAGTGTGTTTGGTTTGTACCAATGAGAAAGTTTGACATGTAGAAACGCCGACCAATAGCATTTGCACCAGTAGTAATTCCTATAGGACACGTGTTGGTAGTTCCAGCATCAATAGTAAAGTTCCTGAAATCTGTATTTTCTATCCCGACACTTGCTGGATAAACCATGTTTGCAGTTGTAGAACCAAACAATGTTGCTCCATCAATAATTGAGTCCTTGCAAGCGGCAATGGTTATTCCGAATGTGTTACAACGATATGCGGTTAGCCCAGTAATATTTGCCCTATCTAATGTGAGAGAAAACCCGTTTGAACCGCAAACCTCTACCCTGTTCGAGTCTACGGTTGTAGTATTGGCTATCATACTTAGAGAAAATGCGTTAGCACCAGTACATCCGTTTACAATGTTCCCAGTACATTCAAACTGTTCCATTGCCAGCGAGAAACCCAACGTTGTATGCCCTATTGCAACATTGTTATTCATCTTCATAAGTGTTGCAGTCGCAGTGCTTCTTACGATGCTAAACATTGCCGCAGTGGTATACCCGACATTTCCGGTAAGTAATATTGTTCCTGCATACGTCGTTGTCTGTGCTGTTTCAAATCCTGCTACCCCACTGGCATTACCAGATGCAAAAGCGCATTTATTGATATTCACATACATTGCTCCTGTACCTGCACCGGCTGCAAGCGAGATACCTCGAAGGCTACCAGTGGCGTTTCCTCCCATGTTGTCGAACTGTACGTTGTCGAAATCCATAGTTGGTGCAGCACCAGAAAGACGAATAGCAAATGTGTTCGTCGTTGATGTTCCCGTCATTTTCGCATTTGATGTCAGGTTTATGAGTGGTGCTTGAACTGGTGCGGTACCACTCTTTCCTGTTCCGACTGCTGTGATAGTTAGGGTTGTTCCTGATGCGTCTGCGGTCAATGCCTTGGTTTCTATTGATGGAGTCGCAGAACGAGCAGTAGCACCGATAGCGATAACATCTCCGTTCTTCCATCCAGTAGACACATTTGTCGTGATAGATGTTGCGCCGTTTGAGAAGTCTGCAGCAGCACGAGCAAATCTCGTCTTGTCCTGACCGTACATGGTGAAACTTGCACCACTTCGTACTTCGAGATAGTTACCTGTTGTTGCACTTGATGCGAGATTGAATGTCATCGAGCTTGTTGCAGGTATTCTCGAACCTGAAGTACCAAACTCCGATGCCGAGTTACACGTGGCTAATATAAGCGAGTTGTTTGCCTGGTCGAAACGATACGCTGTTCCTGCAGAGTTTTCCAGTAGCCATCTTGCATTTGCACCAATGTCCATCTGACCGAAAGCGGTTGATGCAGTGTTATTATGCGTACACGTGATTGTCGTTGATGCACCAGCTCCGGTAATAGGACCGGCTAGAATAAGAGTGTCGCTTGCACCTGGTGCTGCGGTTGTTGAAGTCACGAGTCCACGAGACCAGTTCGTTGTTGTGGCGTCTCGGTATACAGCAACTTGAGACCCGACAGAGGTTCTAAGGTCAATACGATATGACTTTCCTGCCGTAAGGGTAAGCGGACTTCCAAGCTTGAAATAATGCCAGCCACCACCACCTCCTCCGGTAATGGGGTTTGAGCCAGGTGATTGAATATCGCTCACGTTGACTGTAACTAGTGCCGCCTGTGTTGAATCGGTACTATTGAATAAGCGAACGTCCATTGTACCGCTAGGGCTTACAGCTTTTGCGAGTACCTTAATAAGAATACCCTCAATAGTAATAGCTCCTGGTATAAAAGTTGATGAGCTCGTGTACGAAGTAGACAACGCAGCATTTTGCGCTTCTGAACCCTGATAACTTGTAGCATCAACAGTCTTCCAGTTGGAAGATGTGAAGTTATTGTTTGAATCGAGAAGAAGTATAGCCATAATTATTGCAATATGTTTTTCATAAACTCCTCTTTATCGACTGTTTCAGCATTCGCAAGCTGCGACTGAAATGCCGCAAGTGTTTTCGTTTTCTCCTGTTCTATTTCCTCCTGCGATACATCATCAGGAAAGTTCTTATCAACCCTCATCTCCGGATATGCAGACAACTCATTAAGCACGACAAAGGTGCAGGTGTATTCTCCGAGCTGGCGTAATTCATTTATGATTTGAATTGAATACATACTCTAGTGATTTGAGGAGAAGGCAATCACATCGAACTTGTCGTCTGCCGAATGGTATCTCACACCGATATGAGTCGTCTTATTTGCTCCTTTGGCAATTATAGCATTTGGTATCTCGTTACCAAAACGGAACTTCGTATCAAAGGCAAGAGTTCTGCCACCTGTGCCATCCTGCCTGATTATGAAAAGGAGGAGTTGACCATTCACTGCGCCACTTGGGTTTTCAAGTGTCCTATTACCTCCCAGAGTGACCGTAAACTGGTTTCCGAGCAACGCATTGACCGATATGGTAGAAGCATCAGTGAGTGTCACCACGGCCGTTGTAATAGCCCCTGTAAATATGTCACCTGCCTTATCAATCTTCCTTATGAGGCCATTATCAATATACGTCTTTGCGGCATTCTGTGATGGATACAATGTGTCAGACATTCCGAGAGCTGTATCTGTCGATTTATTAGCAACATTCTCCGGTACATAACCGATATTCGCCTCTGAAACAGCCCAGTTTGACGCTGTTTGCCCCGGGGTATCTGTAAGAGCACGAACTTGGTCGCCTACATTAACAGCTACGCCTCCAAGGACTCCAGCAACGGATATAATCCAAAGGTCACCTTTTAAGATAGCCCCTGCGGTGCCGGAACCACCCGATGAAGGAAATACGTTACCTGATGCGTCGTAATTACCTCGGTCATCAAGCAATCCTATAACTAGCGCGTCTGCATATGTTTTTACTGCCTGGACGCTTGGATATTTCGTATGGTTTACAGTTGAAAAGTCTGTTGCCTTGTTTGCAACATTTTCTTTAAGAGCCAGTCCTGTATCAACGTAAGCTTTTACTGATTGTTGTGAAGGGACTTTTGTTGCACTATCAGACACCATGTTATCCTCATCCAGAAAATAACTATTGCCAGCCAAGCTGGTATCCGTATTCATCGTAGCTCCTGCAGCATCAACGCTCGCAGCATCAGTAACATCAGCGCCAGCTTCAATACCCGCAAGCTTGGTACGCTCCGAGTCGGTCATTATCTTTTTTGTAGCAGTCTCGTTTACAGAGTCAAGAGTATGCTTATGCCCTGGGTCAATAGATGAAGGGTTCTTGAGCTTGTAATCAATCGAATCAGTATCAAGAGAGCCATCAACGCCCACCTTTTCCTGCATGGTGTTTAAATGGTCCGGTTCAATTAAATCTCCTTCGATTACGTTGTCGAGTTGTGCAGGAAAAAGTGTTGGCATACAAGATTAACGGATGGTTAAATCCTTCTTGAAGTTTAGCACAGTTTTTTTAATCCGATTCAAAATAGGGTTGATGATGCTCTTTCCTTTTTTCTTCTTTCCTTTCATAACCCGAGGGGCAGAACCCCCCGAATATGGAAGCAAAGGCTTAGACCATTCCTGTAAGCTTGCGGATAGCCGCAGAGAGGACAATGAGGCCTCCGATACGTTCTACCACACGGATTGCCGTCTGGTCCTTCGTAAAGGCTGTCTCGGTGTCCTGCGAAACCTTTACGGTAATTCGCTTTCGGTCTCCGAGGAAGTACCCCTTCTTCAAGTCTCCAAAGAAGACCTGGTTGTTTGGTACCCATTCGCTGTTTACAAGAGGCTTTCCGAGCAACGTGTCAGGTGTTCCCTGTACGCGGCTTGGATTCCAAATGTACTGTCCTGTCGTATCCTTTACCTTTGAAAGCTGAAGGGTCGTAAAGTCGTTCGCAAAGAATGCGGCGTTGTTACGATACTTCGCAGGCAATGAGTAAAAGAGTCGAAGGATGTCATCAAAGAGCACACCTGAACCTGTAATCGTTCCTCCAACAGTTCCAATGGTAAGACCCTGTGGCTGTGTAGTTCCGTTACCTGTCCAAATTACCTTCTCTTCTTCGTCGGCGATTGCTTCAGAGAAAAGTCGGATGATGAGGGATACAACATCTGTCGTATCTGAGTCCTCAATCAACTCATCTGATGAGTACAAGATTGCTGCCAACTTGTACGCAACCAACTGCTTCGTTCCGAAGTGTGCAGAAGTCGTTGACTTTGCAGCATTTTCGGCAGTCCATGTAACCTTTGGACCTGAAACGAGCGTTGAAATGTCCATCTTGTCACGTCGCATAGGGATGATTCGCACCCACTGTCGCATGACGTTGATGTTTGGCAAGTCCTGCACAAGTTCTGCAAGGAACTCATTAGGGAACAAATAACCTCCGTCGGCATCAGTTCCTTCTGCAAGGGCCTTCAGCGCAACGCTGTTATTTGTAACGAGAGCATGGAAGAATCCAACAATCTTCTCGTCCTTTGTAAGTTCACCCTTTTCATAGATGTCCTTACCATTAAGGATTTGCTTGAGTTTGCTTGATGCACCCATTTGGCTATCAATAACTCGGTCGAGCTTTTTCTGAAGCGCGCTCGTGTCGCCTAAATTCATGTCTTTCATGATTTGCTTTGCCACCTGACTACCAAGCTTCTTAGCTTGTTTCATCAATGACTTCTCACCCTCTCCTTCACCTTCTCCCTCTCCGGCTTCAGGTTTCTCAATAGGATTCCCTTCCTCGTCGAGCTCGATTTCTTCGTCAACGATAGGCTGTCCGTTCTCGTCAAGTTTTGGCTCAACGTCCTGGATGTCCTTCTCATCAACTTCGATGAAAGCTTTTCCAACCTTAATTCGCTTTTTAGGCATAATTTTAAGATTTGTTTAACTGATAGAGGCTTTGGTTGACCACCTTTGCCACCTCCTTGAGCATCGCTTTTGTTGCGCGTCTTTCGAGGATTTTTTTGTTTTCAGTTGTGAGTGCCGTTTGCAGTTTCTCACAATGAGCGTTCAACCTTTTCACTTCCTTGTTGCTTGTTGCAAGCTGGGATTTCAAAGTCGCGTTCTCTGATTCAAGTGTAGCAACTTTCTCAGAAGATGCAAAACATTTCTGGCACGCATGAACCTTAATAGATGCAAATTCCTCAATCTTTCCCTTCTCATCTTCTGAAACTTTAGCCTCCTTCATTTTCTCTTGGAATGCTTTAACGCGCGCATTAGGGTTAGCACCAACAGTAACAAAAGAAACCTCAATCAATTCATTTCGTCCCATACCGCCATCCTTTTCGGGACCATGCGGGATAAAACCAACCGATACGGTATCCAAAAAGCCTTGCTCAACCATTTCCTTTACCTCCTTTGAAAGCTGGGTGATTTCGTGGAATACAGGCTCGAACGTCAGTGCGCCTATACTCCTGTCAATCTGCGTGTTTTCTGCTTTACCCACAATGCTTTCAACTCTGTGGTCATGGTCAACCAACAACCGAGGTGCCTTGTTGAACTCGGTCAAGTCCCATGCGTCGAGCTTTAGGACTTCGCCGTGTCGGTCAAGAGTCTCATCAGATGCGATGATGACGAGCTTTCCTTCGGCAGACTTTTTAAAATATCCTCGGATAAATTGTGTTTCCATATTGTTAAGTATAGGGCGAGATTGATAATTTTGCTACAGGGTTTTCAACAGGTCTATCTTATCACAGGAATCAGGGTACACCGACAGTTCGGATGGAGCGGCGGGTGTTCGACATTCTCATAATCAAGGTCGAGACCAAGATATGAGTCGCCTTTCTGAAACCAATTCTTATTAAGACCAATGACTTTTCCATTCAAGGATGCACAGCATTCGTCAGTGCGTTCGTCGAGCGTGGCAAGCCATTCTTGACCAACCACTACCCCGCTTTCCTTGTATGTTTCCAGTGTAGCAAAATTTGTGGCTCTTGACACCTCTGTTCTCGCAATAACTTTAGAGCGGTTCTCTTTCATGCTGTTGTAAACGTCACGGATTCGCGTCGCTATTTGAGGTATGCTCTCCTCCTTCTCAATTCCTTCCTTGATTTCGCGCTTGAGACGGTAGTTTGTTTCGCCTACTACTTCAACAGCCATCTTCGCAATCTTCTTTGCAATGAACTTCTGTGTCACATCAGAGAAGCGAGTTATCTTCTCTTTCCATTCCTTCTTATTTGGGTCAATTCCGAGCAACCGTTGTGCGAGTTTCGATTGCTCTGAAATAAGCGAGCCCATAACCGGAGACAATCGCTCCAAATAAACTTCCTTCTGTTCTTGTGCGTCAAGCAATACTTTAGGAATGTTTATCTTTCCGCTACTTGGGAGCGCGTCAACCATTTCTTTTGACTGTGAGTTGAATATCGTATCGAGTATTCCTATCACCTTTGGCTCAAAGTCATCTGAAACAGTCAAGAGTCTTTTTTGATATACGAGCTTCTGGTCTTCGTTATCAAAGAGTGGCTTTGTCGATTCTTTTTTTTTAGGCTTCGTATCCTTTACCACAACTTTCTTCTTTGCCTTCATCCTCATGCTGTTGTAAACGACAGCAGTGATGTTTTCTTCAAGGGTCTTGTAAATTCTTTCAGCAATCTTCTGTGTCTTCTGTCCCTTTGAGTATTTCGTCCGCGCGATTTTATTATTGTTAGGATTGAATGATGCCTGCGGTGCTGGTGCAGAAAATGCTACGGGGCTTTCAGGTAGCTCATCGCCACCATCAATAGGATTTAGACCAACGAAAGCACGTGCTTCGTTTGGCGTAATGAATCGCCCTGTGATTCCTTTTTCAGCCTTTGCCAAGTTATCGGCTGTACTCTGCGGGATAGGGTCATCATAGTCAAGATACACTGAGCCAGATGTATCGAACATGGGCACCAAGAACTCGTTGAGCTGTTCGATGAGGCGTTGCATCTTCGGCTTGATTGTTCTCTTTGCGAAGACGTAATCGGTAGCCTCCGCATTCGCTCGGTTCACGTCGTCAGTAATACCGAGGACAGTTCGAGGTACCCGGAAGATAGCAAGGATTTTGTCTCGGCTCATTTTCTGCTGTTCAATGAATTGCATCTCTGCGTTCGTAAGAGATAGCTTGTCCGCTTTCATCCCGCCCTCAAGAATCATTGTCTTGTGCGCGTTGGTTACTCCTTCATACTTGTGAGAGATTTCTGCTTTCAATCGCTCCATGACATCACGTGTGATTTTCTTGTCAGTAGAAAGAATGAGTGACGGTGTCGCTGCATTATCAAACAAGTTCCTGTTGTACTGCTCTGCACGCTCATCAAGGTTGAACGTATCCATGACTGCTGCAAGCGTACCCTTTCCTCTGAACGGGGAAGTCGGGTCTGGGTTCTTCAAAAATACGATTTCTTCAGGTTCAAAAGTAATTTCTTCGTATCCGCTTACACCATAAATTTTATATTTATATCCGCCGATAAGCTTTTCGCTGTTGCCTGGGATAATTGAGATTCGGTCGGGACGCAAAAGAATAATCTGTACTGGCTTTCCGGATTTGTCTTTCAAGAGATACCAAGGTGCCTCTCCCGCAAGTTCAAGATATTGCTGCGTGAGGTAGAACAAATCAAATTTTGTCGTTGCGTTGTTTGCCCGATATAAAAGATTCAAAAGGTCATGTTCAAGTATTTCTTTCTGTTCGTTTCCAGTGAGCTTGAACAATCGAAGCGTGATGCTTGCGATTTCATTTGAGATTGCATCGACGCAGGCATAGACCCAACCCGTCGCGGCTTCAAGAGCCTTCTTGGTATCTTTCGGAGCAGGGAGACCTTGTCCTGTTGCGACCGATAGGCCAGCCTCAATCAAATCGGCAAGGCTCTTTTCACCTTTGAGTGAATCACGCAAATCGTTCTGGCGACTTTGTATATTTTCTAGGATTGACATAGTTTGATTTTAGCACACTGATTATTTTATAGCACATCTACACAAAGGAGATGTTAATATCTTCGTTCTCCTCGTCCATAAACGAAAGCGCGATTGACCAGAACGAGTCCCCGTGACCCTCTGGTGTCTCGGGTGCCTGCAAGTCGGTGTTGACGATACAGATTTGCCCAGTTTGCCTGCTGTCGTTGAGGAGTTCTATCTGGTCCCGCTCAACCGCAAGGTCAAACGCTGTTGCCATAGACCCTTTTACTTTAACACCGAAATGTACTCCCGTCATGCAATCAGGGAGCTTCCCCTGTTCTTCCTGCATATCCATTTCACCTCGTGTCCCGTCATAATAAAGCGCATCAATCTCAAACGCATCAATGTAATCGCTTATTTTCTCTAGCTGTTCTGAATATCCTACTTGGTCGAACCATTTGCTGACACGCTGTATACGTTTCTTTCCTACTTTCTCAAATACGACGAAGTGAGCAGGGTGCTTTTTCTTTCCCAAGTCCCAGCCTGCAACAATGGTATTGCGTGTCTCCTCTCCGTTCTTTGAGCGCCGTTCAAGCTCTTGCCTCCATTTTGAAGGTGAATAGTTTATCAGCTTGTCGTTGATTCGTGGTATCAACCGCTCCTTGTGAATGTATGCGTCTTCAGTGAATGACGGATGGCACAGGTATTCCTGATTGAAGATTCTCTTTCCTCGCTCTTTCTGCTTTGCAATGAGCTCATCCCAATCCATCCATTCCGGCCACAATGCAATCTTGTTCTTCTCGTCCTTCATGGCAGGGTCAACACGCACAGCGAACCGATGCGTGAACTCTTTGTCAAAGTAGAAGTCGAACTCTGTTTGTGCAGTACCCACAATGTGAATCTCGTCTTGCACCATGTCGAGCACCTGGGTCTTCATGATGGTGTTAATCTTCTTGATGGTTGTTGGAACCAGCTTATTCTCTGGGTCTTGCAGTGCGTCGTCGATGAAAATAAGAGGTGAGTGGATACCTCGCTTAAATTCCAGCAATCCTCCTGGGTGAAGTGTAAATGATTTCTTACCATCCCACGTATAGGACATAATTGATTCTGCAGAAGATTTCTTATCAACCATCTCTACGAAGTAAGGATTGCATTCGATTGCCTTTTTTATCTTCTTGATATGGTACTCCGCCATTGACTTTTTATATGAGAAATAATGGCCTTCGATTGATACCTGGTCCATAAACAGCCGATAGAGTTTCCACATAACAAGCGCATAAAAGCTCATTGACTTCATGTGGTCACGGGCAGATACACGGCAAGTACGCTTATTGTTCTGGTACCATTTGCAAATCTCGTCAACATACTCGCCCTTCGTAAATTTCCCATCCTTCAAAATATCAATCGACTCTGAAAATATGTTATTTACAAACACGTCGAAAAAGTCATATGACTTCTCCATGATGTCAACTCTGTGCAACTCCTCCGGCGTGTAATCCTGCTGGCTGATTTCCTCCTGCTGGTTGGTTTCCATTATTTTGCTTTCTATAGGCTATTAAACTTGCGACCAGTTTGCGGGCTTTTGAAATATCAGCATCGACATTCACTTTACCAAGGTGGCGTTCAATGACACCCAAATCCATTTTCATTTCCATCATTGATTTTGCCGTTTCCCTGATTTCCTTTAGCGCAAGGATTCTGTTCTTCTGGGAAATAATTGCAGCCTTTACGCTTCCATCCTTTGAATCATACAGCTTCTTTTCCTCAGAGATTATCTTTCGGAAGTTTTCAATGAGGTACATACCAAGCTCATCAAAACGCGATGCGAGAATATCCCTTGTCTCGAAATCGTATTGCTCTATCCAGTCTTTGCGTACATCTGCCACAATGTCTGATATGTACGGAATCGAAATATCCAAGCTTTCTTTTTCACTCAAAGTCTTCCTCAATTTCTGAAGGCTTGCAGTGGGGTCAAGCGCAATAGCACGCCGTACCATGAGCTTATGCTGCTCTCTTTGTTCCTCTGATAACATCATACAAATCATTATGCAACATTATTCCATCGAAATAAAGCCCTTTCCTTGCTCTTTATCCAAAACAGCATTTATTTCTTGTATTGCTTTGATGACATCCTCAAGGCAGGTGACGACGTAATAGAACCCGCCGGATGACTCTACCATCTTCTGAAGGGCCTTCTGGTCTTCAGATTGCCCGTTTCCAGGGCGTTTGACCTCTAGCCCTACGAATGCCCGCCTGTGAACCATAATGATGTCTGGAACGCCTTTTAGGGCATATTTAGGCATAGCAAACCACCGCCCCTCTCGGAACAGTGGTGCTGTATTCTGCCGCCAGAAGCAGAAACGGCGGAGGTGAAGGTACCTGCAAATGACCAACTGTATCTCAGTTTCCTTTGGCAGTTGCGATTTCTTCGATGAGCTCTTTCCATTCCTCGACTGACGTGATGACGTTGTAGTCTTTTTTTGCTTCTTCATATCGTTTTTCGGCCTCCTCTTTGCGGGGAACTTCATCAATCCATGACATGAGCTCGCGGTCGGTATGAGCAACAGGTATCCCTAGAGCCCATCCAAGCACGGTCTTGTTGTTTGACTTGTATTTCCACCGGCCGAGTTTTGCCTGCGGGTTGATGATGATGTCAGCCTTGCACAAGTCGTCATGCACTGTCTTCTCGTTCCAAGGGTAATTTTTCACCTTTACCTTGCCCTCGTATCCCGTGGGGAGTGTATAGGGCTTGTTGGCAATAACGATAAGCTCAAGGCCTGATTTTTTAATTGCCGGAATAGCACTGTCGAGCATAAGCTGGTTTTCGATATATCCATACCATGCAACCTTCTTTGCGGGACCCTGGTGTACTTTCCTCGTGGAAATCATATCAAAATTGACGCGGTCAGGGATGAGGACAACTGGCTTGTCTGTGATATTGACCACAAACTTTGCAATTTCAATGGTAGAACAGGTGATTGCATCACATTCGGTAATCATCTCAACCATCTCACAATTCCAGTTCAGCCAGTCTGCGTCGCAGAGGTCGAGAATCTTTATGCCCGTGAAACGCTTTGCATATTTCGCCCAGTATACCTTCTGGAAAACCATGACATCGTACTTTTTGCCGAACTGGTATATTTCTGCGGTTCCAATGTCCTTGCCAGCCTTGTTCCAGTTATCGACAATCCAACGCGCTCGGATGCGAGATGAACCGATGTCTTTCTTTCCGTGAAACTGCTCAAACGTAAGGAAACCAACTTTAAGATTACTGTTCATACTCGATTTCGATGTTTAGCTTGTCTGATAAAAGTTTCGCCCACTGTTCCTCGTAACGCTTCGGCGTGAACAGCTCCATTGCCGTTTTCTTGCCTTCCTGCCCTATCTTTATCGCTTCATCATAGTGCTCGATGAGGTACTGGATTTTGTCAGCAACCCATTGAGGATTTCTCGGACACAAGATTCCATTTACTCCGTCCTTAATGAAGGTATCAGCGTCTTGATGCGGCGTAGTAATCACACAACAACCCGAGAGCATTGCTTCTGTGCGCGAACGTGGCATGCAGGAGTCATAGGCTGGATTGAAATAAATGAGCGAACGTCCTATGAAGTTCCTGTAGTCATCCCAATCTTTGCTTTGCCAATCAACTGAAATATGGCATAGGTAGATGTCACGGTCTTCAAGCGTTTCCTTTACTGCAGCAAAGAACTGGCGGTCATAATACTTGTCCAATCCCCCTGGAGAAATCATTGTTATTGCACGAGGTTCTTTTGGCAAATCCCACCAATCGCTTGCCTCAAGCCCGTGGATGATAGGTGTTCCGAAACCGAAGTCTTTTGCTGTCTGATAAGAGTTTGTGACCATAATGTTGTCACCGACAAGCTCTTTAATTTTAGCTACAACTTCCTCACGGGTAAACTTTTCGGGATAGTAAGTTGTTCCGTGCATGATGACAATTTTTGGAATGTCGGTAATAGTCTCATTGAGCTGTCTGTACAGTGAGCCCTTTCCACGCTCATAAATTTCTTCTTCAATACATTGCTGGTCAAGATGAAGGATTGCAATATCGTACTTTCCCGGTTCATAAGCAGTAACCCAATTCTTCATAAAGTCACCTCGTGGCTTGTCTGAATATGGACGCTTGAACTGTACCAGCCAATCGAAGTCAAAAAACGGCAGATTGTGAAGAGAATACTGGTGTGATATGTGCCAAGGATGACCGAAAACTTTGAGTTTTTTCTTTTTTGTTTTTTCCATAGATTCGATACTAAAGGTTTATAAATGGGATTCCCCGCAACCACCCTCTCGTGAGGGAACATTCGGTATATTCGGCCCATTGTCATTATGGTATTTCATACTAAAAGCCAAGCTTGTACAGCAGGTTTTTCATCTTGATTATTGACCCGCGCTTCTCACGCATACTGCTTTTGCAAAGCTGCGTTGCGATTGCCTCGGGCTGATATTCAAATGTGAAACCTTGGACAGCAAATCGCTCACGGAGCTCCTGGGACATACCCCCGTATTCGTTGATGCGCTCATTGCACATACCGGCTTCTATAAATTCACGCCGTGAAACAAGGCTGAAGTTCTCAACGAAGTGCTTTTTATTGCCACCTTTATCACCAAAAACCCAAACTTTCTCGCCTATTTTCTCAATAAGCTTGCTTACCGCGTCAGGTTGTGGCTCCATTCGTGAATCGCAGAACATGATATATTCCCCGTCAGCTTCAATGACACCAAGGTTTCTTGACATTGCTAGGTTATAGCCGTTCCTATCGGTAAAGACATGTTTCACGGGAAACATATTTGAAGAAATGCTTGATTTATAAAGGTTTTTTGTAGTCTCTGGCATTTCATGGTCCCAGCAGACAACAATCTCAAGGTCTTTATACGTGCTCTTTTCAAAGGCCGTAATGATTTGTTTCACGTTCTCCTCACGCTCAAAAGTTGCCGGAATCACCACCGAGACAAGGTCTGAATCGCAAAGAAGCCCGTTAAATACATTTCTATATCCCCAAGCCATTTTCTCATCATTGTAGTTTCTGATGGTCTGCCATCCTTCTGCTCGAAGACGCATCTGGAGCCCTGGATTTTCCATAAGCTCCTTAATCTTTTCCTTCATCTCATCATAGTTTCCGTAATCAAACATCAGCATGTTTTCACCATCCTTTCCGATGTCAGAAGCCAACCCTGCCGGAGAAGTAACAACAGGGACACCAACTCCAAGCGCCTCAATAAATCCAAGGGTTCCTACCTCATGCGCTGGACCCGAATTGCCAACGTAAAGAGTAATTGATTTGTAGAAATCCATTTTGTCCTCGTTGTCGCAATTAAAGAATGACCAATCAATGCAGTGTGTGTGCTCCTGTGGGATACTGTGCCAGTAATCCATTTTATCGTGCTTCCCCATAATCATGAGCTTATAGCCCAGCTCAGTGCATGCACGAAGAATCTCCTTTAATCCCTTCCAAGGAGTGATGCGCCCAACATAACCGACAATCTTTTCGGTTGGTGCATAATTCTCGTTGTAAGGAAACTCATTAGGGTCATATGAGTTCGGGATATACTCGACCTTACCTGGATACTTTTCTTCCAAAATATTTTCAGAATACCTTGTTTTTGCAATAATTTTAGACACATATGACCAATCTTCTGTCAACAAGTTTTTCTCGTTGTGATGTGTCAGAACTATCTTCTTTTGTTTTATTTCAGGAAAAAGCTCTGCAAGTACAGAACACGTGCGCCAATATTGAATATCAATAACATCTGCCCAAGCAATAGCCTTCTCAATCTCCTCTCGTTTGAAGTCACCGGCTTCAAGGTTTCGAGGATGCAAAGCAATCATCTTCCAGTGGAAATGTGTATTGTATCTCACGACAGCTTTAGCAAGTGTGCCGATAGCCCAGTCATAAGTATCACAAATTTGTAAGATATTTTTTCTCATATATATTGCGGGAATGCTTTTGCAACTTCCTCATAATTTGATACTGTCGATTCAACACTATCAGGGTTTAATTTGTAATCCTCGTATTCGCACTTCTCATAACCAACTCCAAGGAAATCAAACAGTTCTTTTGGAAGACTGTTGCTGGTGGTGATGTCCTCATAGAACATATTGAATACTTCAACACCTCCAAGTTCATTAAAAAATTCTTCGTAGAAAGAAATATAGTTGATTACTTCACTAGCCTCCTCAATGTTAATATGCACCGGATAGCTTCTGTTTGAACCAGTACCAATCATCCTTGAAATATAAGATTTGAGCTTATTCTTTCTCTGAAGGTGAATTACCTTGAAATCATTGAGCTCAAGGAATTTTGCAACATACGCCGTAAGCTGGTCGTACTTTAACAAGAAGCAAAAGACTGGCTTTTTGTTTTTCTCCATTTCCTTTTTAATCAAAGTTACATCCTGAACTTTCTCCACGATTTCTGAGCCACAGTATACTTGGCTATGCTTATTCAGAGCCTTGCGTACCATATTTGACCCTGTTCTTTGGTGTGAAATTATTACAAAGTTTTTCATACTTTTCTTGGTGATAGCTTAAAGAATAACATGTCTCCTTTTTCGGTCAGCTCGACAAGATGCCAAGGAAGGAAACCATAATCAGCGTAACGCGGATGTGAAGGCTTGTCAGGATTCCATTCTGATGTCCCTGTAAAATAGGCGAAGGTTTCCTTAACGAAGCAACGCTTGTGTGTTGGGTCCTTCCAGTGCGAGCGAGTTCCGCAAATGGGAACATCCCCATGCAAGATTCCTCCATCTTTCAGGACACGGTGCATTTCATTCAGTGCGAACTTAAAGTCATCCAAATGCTCCAAGGTATTGAAGCACGCAATCTCTTGTACTGATGAATCTTCGTATGGCAATTTCTGTTTGCAAATATCCATGACTACATCAACAGACGGCTTGCCATTTGAGCCGGTGATTTGAGTAATGTCTATACCGACATGGTCATGCCTCACGTTACGGCCACATCCAATATCAAGCTTTAATGGTTTTGTTTCCATACATTGTAAAGTTCTTGTTTTAATATCGACTTGAGTTTCTTCTTAAAATCAGTCTTCGGAATCCATTTCAACATAGAGTATGCCTTCCCAGTATTCACCTCATTTCCCCTAGGGTCAACTTTAGGCTGTTCCTGGTTGTTTATAGAAAGATTTATACCCCATTTCTTGCAATGGTATTCAAAAAGTGACAACAGTTCCGACAATGTAATCTTCTCGCTCCCTGAAATATCAAACTCATGGAATCCTTCTTGATTGCATTCAACCATTTTACAAACAGCTTCAACCAAATCACCGACATAGGTATATGGACGAAAGGTGTCGCCGTTACCATAAAAATCAATAGGCTGTGCGTCAAGAATTTTAACAATCCATTTTCTTATAACTTGGTCATTCCTTCCATTTTCACCATACACAGTATACGGTCTCACTACATAAACAGAACGAAGCGCATCATTCCATGAGTCACGTGACTCCCATGACTTCCTTGCAATCTGTTCTCCGGCATTCTTTGATATGCCATAGACAGAAATGGGGTATCCGTTCGTGCCAAATACAGACGAGCTAGAGAATGATATTACTTTCTTTACGCCGTGCTTTTTTGCAGCTTTAAACACGTTTTCTGTTCCTAAAATATTTGTCGAGTAGTATTCTTCCGGATATTCTTCGCTCCTTCTTACCCCAGCAAGTGCTGCGAGATGGATAATTACGTCAGGCTGGAAAAGTTCAATCTCCTTTGATAACTGAAATTCGTTCCTTATATCTTGGCCGTAAGCAAGGTCATACTCGCAAATCTGTGAATTTTTGAAATGCTTTACTATTGCGGATACGAGTCGGGAGCCTATGAATCCGTGCGAGCCGGTTATAAAAATTCTTGTCATATTTTTTGTGCCATTATTACGCAACCAGTTTCTACTAATGTTTCAGGGTCTTCCTCCCTGTCATACTTGAATCCTTCTGACCTGAACCATGCAAAGGTCGTACCTGAATGACGTGCCTTTCTTGGAAAATATTGAGTGATTTTAAACCCTGCTTTTTCGAGGAGCTTCATCGCACCGTACTTTGTATAACGAAGATAGTCTTGACCTCTTGGCTTATGAAGCGGATAGAAGAAGTGGAACGATATGATTATTATTCCATCAGGCATTAAAAGGCTGCATATATTCTGAAGTGCTTTCAATGGGTCATACCAATATTCTGACACCTCTATGCAAAACGCGATATTGAATGTCCGGTTGATGCCAAGGCTAGAAATATTTATACCGTCCTGAATATCAAAAACATAGTCTGGTTTCTGTTTGTTCTCGTGTGGCTGTTCAAGGTCCATTATTTTGAAATCGCAGTTCCCAGTAACCTTAACGCGTTGCTGAATAGGCAACTGGCTTCCTCCAATGTCTATCACCTTGCAATTATCAACTAAAATGCTTTTCAGATATTCTTCAAGTTGTTGTCGTGAGAAGCTGCTCATATGTTTTGACCACTCATTAAGAGCGAAAATACACCAAAATACTCATCACACATTCTCTCAAGTGAGAAGTCTTGGAGCTCTACAAGTTCGGCAGTTGCCGAAAGTGTCTTGTCAGGAAAGCCGATGACACGAACACCGCACGCTCTAGCTTCCAATACGGTATTTGGACAAGCGTCTGCAATAGATGGGAATATGAGATAACCACATTTGTTGAATACTGCTGCCATTTCGTGAGGGTCTTCAATCTTGTCCATATAGACGAATTTCTCACCATTCCAAAAGTCAAAGTTGGACTCCTGCATTTCCTGCAAATCTCGTCCAAAATCGTAAGTAAACCAGAATTTCAACCCCTGCTTCATGCGGTGGTATTGCTGGAAAAGATAGTGTGCATGCCAGAATCCTTTGGTTTCATTTTTCCCGTGGTAAAAGAAACAGTAATTTTTTTCCCTTTCAATGTCATCTGGGTTTGTATTCTTAAATATCTCGGTATCAACCCCGTTATAAATGACAGCACCTTCTCCGGTAAGAGGCATACAATATTCTTTTGCCCATTCTGACTGGTAAATGACAACGTCTGCAAGCTCTGCAAACTCCTTCATCCTCTGATGTGGAGTACTTCTCTTGTTTCTGCTTTTTCGCGGGACATTGTCAACACGGAAAACGACACGCTTTCCAAGCTTGCGCGCTTCATGTATCTCTCCGGTTTCAGTAAGTGTAACTCCGACAATGAATACAATGTCGCAGTCCTTCATGTTATCAACGAAATGTACACGGTCTCCCATTCCATGCCTGAAATTTCTTAAGAATGTCCAGCCACCGCCTATTGATTCTTTGCTTGAGTTGTTTGGAATATATATTTTCATACCTTTGTTGATTGTAAATTCTTTGAATTGAGTACCTTGAGCATTTCCTCAAAAGTTTCCCATAGCCCTTCCCGTTCTATTTCTGCTGAATGCCCCCAGATGTGCATATACCCTTTTTCTCCATTTCCTTCTGCTTCATCCAATTTCTGCTTAAAGTAATCAAACAGTGGTACACCTTCGTATTCATTGCGTTGGAACAAATGCACTGTCGTCGGCATCTTAAAATAATCAATGCCTTCAATACTCGTAACTCCAACAACAGTGGTCCTCCCTGTCTTGAAACCTGCATCCTTTACACGACATACAGTTTCTAGGTTATATCTTCCTCTGGGATAGCAGAAACTTTCCACGGGGAAAGATGTGACCGATTCAAGCCACGCTTTATTCCCTTCAATCTCGTTCTTGAGTTTTTCGCAACAGAGGAGCTTCAGGTCATTCGGATGATTCACTGTATGACCTCCTATTTGATGGCCTTCTGCTATCAATAATTTAATCTCATCCTCTGACAATGTATTCATCCCCTTAAAATAGTTCGGCACGTAAAAAGTGGCATTATACCCGTACTTCTTTAGAAGCGGAGCCATTTTTGATACGTCCAATTTGTCGCCATCATCAAACGAGAAAACAAGAATCATAGAATTGAAATGTATTTGTCCAATTCCTGAACGATTGTCTGTAACTTTTCATATTCCCCCTTTACTGCTTCTGCTGCCGAAATCCGGTCGGCAAGACTGTCAATCAATGCCTGGTCATATTCCTTTCCCTCCCGCTTCAATCCGTTCTGTTCTGAAAGTTTTGCACGGAGCTCTTTTGTGTCCTCATTAAGCTCCTTACTCTTAAATTTCCTGATAAACCGCATATCGTAATGAGCATCGTAGAGGAAATTCTCTTTGCTCATTCTTAGCTTCCACTTGAAAAAAAGTTCTTTAATATATTTCATATGCACTAATTATATATTTTCGTATATCCGATGTAAAGCGCCCAAAGCTGTGCATAACAAAAAGGCTATGACCGCGAATCATGCCTTTTCTGAATGCACATTTGAAGTTAATTATTTCCGTCTTCACGGGTGAGTCGAGCGTAGTTCTCGCATATAGGATGACGGAGGTACTTTACAATAATTACAATATGTTTCCTATTGCATATATACGCTTTGCATTATTTCCTACATACGATAAAATATGTTCATGCAAGAACATAGCTTGCAAGTCGAATTACTAGGATTAAAAATTTACACATGGAAGAACAATGGACATTGCAATCAGTTTGGAATGAAGCGCTTGACTCCCAAGCACCAAGAGTTTATGAACCACGACAGCGTTTGTGGGCTTCAGAACTTTATGGCTCTGACATAGACATCGTCTTAAAGCTTAGGGGCGAGCAGCCGACAAACCCTCCTGATGCACGAGCATTACGAAAAATGGAGGCTGGCAACATGGTTGAGGACTTCGTTGATATAGTATTGCGAAGGGCAGGATTACTGCGTTCAACGCAAGATAGAATCACGTTTAAGGAAGGCGAACTGCTAGAGGTTAGCGGTAAAATTGATTTCCTTGCAGGCGGAGTGGTTGACGAGAAAATAATCGACGCAATGATTTCGGAACAACCTGAAGGCGACTCTTTCAAGAAAAGACTTCTCCTCAAAATCAAGGAAAAATTCGTTGGTCGAAAATTCCAAACGAAAATACTTGAAATCAAGTCAGCCGCGCTATTTACTTATAACAAGGTCGAAGCCACAGGAAAGCCATTACGAGGACATGGACTGCAAGCGTATCACTACGCGCGCAATGGAAAAATGGAATCAGCCATTTGTTATATCTGCCGAGATGACTTGAGAATGACTGAGATTCCGATATTCCCGTATATGGAACAACTCGAAGAACAGTACCTTGAAAAGATTGAGAAAATCACGAGATACTATAAGTCTGGCGAGCTCCCTCCAAAGGAACCGCTTATCGAGTACGATGAAGAAACCGGAAGGTTTGCGACAAATTTCAGAGTTCAATATAGCCCATATCTGACCAGACTTTACGGGTTCAATCACCCGGAGGAATACGGAGGACCAAAAGGAGCCTATAGTAAAAAGGTGAAGTCATGGAACTCTGTATTGAAGCGTGTAGCAGAAGGAAAGCAGATGACCGGAAGTAATCACGACTACTTAAGGGAAATGGAAAGTTTTGGCTTCAATGTCGAACATATTACAAGACTAGCTGTTGAGCTTCACGCCAAGGGTCAAGCATCCGAGGATGAAGCAGAAGAATAATTATGTCATCAGATTTCGCATCACAATTCAATAAGGACAAAGAAGAAGCGCAAAAGGCGCGTGGGGAGTGGTTTGACTTTCCAAAAGGAACAACAAAGGTCCGAATCCTTGTTGAGCCAATAAAGATGTTCCAAAAATACGACAAGATGATAAAGAAGTTTATTACTTGTTGGCATGATTGCGGGTTCACTGGCTCAATGAGATACCTGACAAGAATGTGGGTATATGAGACTGACAAAGATGGTAACGATAAGAACCGGCTGGTAATCACAAAGCTACCCTATTCAATTATGGAGCAGGTTGTTAAATATATGGTTGATGAAGACTATTCATTCTCAAGCTTCCCAATGCCATACGACATCAAGATTGAGAAGAATGGTGAAGGGCTTGATACTGAGTACCATGTAATACCATCTCCAAAGCAAACAGAAGTACCGGCAGAGGCAATACAATCTCTTGAAGGACAAAAGCCGTTGCATGAAATTCTGCAGGCAATGCAGGAAAAGTCACGCAAGGAATTTGGTCCGAAAGTTGCGAACAATGATGAGGGACTGGATACTATCGAATACCCAACAGACGACCTGAATCCTAATGATATTCCTTTTTAAAAACTAATTTAGGCCTTGGCGGGTCTATGTGAGCGGAAATGGTCTCATTCCGCTCTCACAGGCTCGTCAATGTCATATAAACATGTTAAACGAACTACAAATCAACTGGGCAAAGAAAAGACTTCAGCAATACGGACGAGTGACAAGAAACCAAGCACTGCGACGACACATATCTCG